GTGTGCCGACTCGCAGCCAGGTGCGAACCAGGGCGATAGGGCGCGCGCTGGCGTGTACGCGGACAACGAGTTTCAAAGCGTGCAGGAGGCCAACCGGCTCAAGGATGTGTTTTGCGTGTACGTCCGGCTCGATGCCAATGACACCGGCAAGGACACCGAGCTGAGGCACATCTGGATGGGTGGCCAGAAGATCCTGCTGGATGAGCCAGCCGAATTCCAAAAGTTTGTTGCCGGTAGCGCGATCCCGATGCCGCACCGGGTGCAGGGAACAGGCCTGGGCACCTTGCTGGATGCGATCCAGACCGGCAAGACCGAGGTCTTGCGCGCCTTCCTGGATAACCTGCAGGTCATGAATGGCAGCCGCGTCGGCGCGCTTGATGGCGCAGTCAATATGGGTGACCTGACCAATGGGCGGCTCAATGGCGTGGTGCGCATGATGACGCCTAACGCGATCTTTCCGATCCCTTCCGCCGACATCGGGCCGCAGGCCATTGCCGGATTGAACTATCTGGACCAGGTGCGCAGCCAGCGCATTGGAGCCGCGCTCGATGCGACCGAGGTGCAGGCGCAGCTCATGGGCGCGAGTGCGACCGCTGCCGCTGGCCACCTGGCGCAAGTGGAAATGATGACGGGATGGTTCGCAGAGAACCTTGCGCAGAGCATGCTCAAGCCGCTTTACCTGCTGGCGCATCGCATCCTTCGCACGATGAACGGGCCGCTGATGGTCAAGCGCCAGGGCCAGTGGGTACAGGTGCAGCCCGCCACCTGGCCAGCGCGCGACATTGCCGAGGTAACGATGGGCCTCACGACCGCGCAGCGCATCCAGCGCATCCAGGCGCTCTCTGGCGTGCTCGGCCAGCTCCAGCAGCTCATGCAGCAAGGCCTGAATGGCGTGATGACAGATGCAAACCGCATATACAACTGCATGTGCGACTGGCTGCGCGCCAACGATCTGCCAGATCCAGACCAGTACCTGATCGACCCGAGCAGCCCTGAGTCGATGCAGGCCGACAAGCAAAACAAGGCGAACGCGCAGATGCAGCAGCAGCAGGCCGTGCAACTGCAGCAGCGCATGGTTCAGATGCAGCATGACTTCGAGCTGGAGAAGCAGCGCCGCGATCTGGAATACAAGCAGTGGAGCGACCAGCTCAACGCTGAAATCGAAGAGGCCAAGCTGGTGGCGCAGGGCACCACGGAAGCGGTGAAGGGTGCGCAGTCTGTCCAGATCGCGCGCCGCCAGGCACTGGCCGCAGTGCTCAGCCGCGCGGCTGCTGAGGCGGACGGCACCGAGGACGATAGCTCACCAGGTGAGCCAGTGGGGGTGGCCGATGCCAGCGCCTGAACGCATGGATGAGCTGGCCTTGATGCTGCGCGACATGCTGGACGATGCGGCGGACGACGCAGCGCAATCGCTCTATGTACGCATCCGTCATGAGCCGGAAAACCGCGCGCTGCTGCTGGGCGCGCTCGATGGCCTGCCGCTGGTCAAAGCCGCAATGCAGGCCAGCCTGGGCGATAGCAAGGGGAGGTTTTGATGCGTGAGCTGCCAGCGGTGATGGCTGTGGTGGTGGAGTTTGAGCACGAGGCGCGCGCCTTGATCGCCGGCGAGATAACCGCAGCACCGAAGAAGGCCGACCAGAAGGTGTGGCTGGGCGTGCTCCACGCGCAGACCAAGTGGTTCGACTGGCTGCGCGAGCGCCTGCCGCACGAGAGCTACCTGCCCAAGCTGGAAGCGCGCGCCGTGCTCGGCTGGATACAGCAGACCGAGCCGCATTTTCGGCAGGAGCTGCGCCAGACCGCGATGGAATTCAAGACCGACAAGCGCACCGACGCGCTGCAGATCCTGGATCGCACGGCTGAGGTGGTGGTCACGCTCGGCCTGGTGTGTGACGCGGTACAGAGCAGCATTACATCGGCTGCGATTGTAGAAAAAAGCGTGGATTTTTTGAAAAATGAAAAATCGAAAAAAGAGGTGATAAATGGATAACGTAATACAAACCGGCGACGATGCGTCGGCTGTGATGGACCTGCTGGCCAGCCTTGATGGTGATGGCCGCCTGCCACCTGAAAAGAAGCAGCCCGCCAAGCCGGCCAACCAGGCGGGCGGCGCGCCGAAGAAAAAACCCGGTGAGCCTGATAAAAACCCCGATGAGGACGACGGAGAGGTGCAGCTGGAGGGCGACCCTATCCACGATGATGAAAACCCGCCAGACGAGCCGCCAGACCCCAAGGCGGGCAAAAAAAATGGCGATCCTGAAAAGGTCGACTACGATCAAGAAATTCCGATGGCTGACGGTAGCACCGTCAAGCTGGGCGAACTGAAAGATGCATACCAAGACACGCGAGAGCGCGAACTGGATCTGCAGGAGCGGGAAAACAAGATGATCGAGAGGGCGGTGGAACAAGACCGCGTGCTCAAGTTCTTCGATGCCAACCTGCCTCCACAACTCCGCTATCGCGGAGCGCAGCAACTTGACGAAATCATCAGGCGAGAGTCTGAGGGCGTCCTGGATTTGATCCCGACCTGGCGGCATGAGGATGCTCGCACCGTGGATCAAGACTTGATTCTGGAGCTGGCCAACGGTTACGGCATGAAAGCCGAAATCGCTGCCGAGCTGAGATATCCGAGTGACCGGCGCGTTGTCAAAATGTTGCGCGATTTTGCAAGGCTCAAGGCCAGCGTTAAGCAGGCCAGGGCCGCAGCGAAGCAGGCCATTCCACCCTCAAGCCAGATCAAGCCGAGTCGAAACGACGGGCGCCAGAGCAATGCAGATGCGCTGGCGACTAAGGCTAAATCCAGCCATACGCGCGGCGATGAGATCGCAGCAGTAGAGGCGCTCTTGAAGGGGTAACACCGTGGCAGACCTCAACCTATCGAACCAAAAACTTGATGCAGTGAAGTACGGCGGGCTTGTCCGTGAAGATGTCATGGACAAGATCTGGAACATCAGCAACATCCCGCTGCCATTCACCGAAATGTGCGCAGGTGGCACGCACACGAACCGCCGTGCGGAATGGACCGAGGACACGCTGGCCACGCCAGTGACGACCAACGCCGTTGTCGAAGGTGCCGACGCCAACCAGAACGACGCCAAGACCGGCGCGCGCCTGGGCAACTACACCCAGATCGCGATCAAGGAAGTGAAGGTTACCGACTCCAGCCAGCAGTCGGACAGCATTGGCGGCGCTGGCAAGCTCAGCTATCAGATCATGGAGCGCCAGAAAGAGCTGCGCCGCGATGTGGAGGCGCAGATGCTCACGCACCAGGGCAGTGTGGCCGGCGATGCCGATGCCATTCCTGGCGTGTCGGCAGGCCTGGGCGCGCAGCTCAAGACCAACATCCGCCAGGGCGTCGGTGGTGTGCCTGGTGGTTTCAACGATGTGACCGGCCTGTTTATCGCGCCGACACCAGGCGCAGCTGCTGCGCTGTCAGAGACGACGATCCGCGACGTGCTGCAGGGCGTGTATGAGTCGGGCGGCAACAGTAAGACGCTGATGGCCAGGCCGACCGTGATTCGCAAGCTCAGCGAGTACATGTTCGGGCCTAACGCGCGCGTCGCCACGCTCACGTCGACCACGCCAAACCCTGCCACGGGTGATACAGCGCTGAAGGCCTACGGCTCCGTCAACGTGTTCATCTCCGACTTTGGCCAGACCGTGGAAATGCGCGATAACCGCATCCAGCAGCCTGACGCTGCCGGCGTGAGCACGATGTATTTCCTCGATCCCAAGCATCTGCGCCAGTCGATTTTCCGTGGCTACCAGGTGGAGCCGCTGGCCAAAACCGGCTTGTCCGAAAAGCGCCTGATGAGCGTGCAGTACACGCTGGAGGTGCTGAACGAAAAGAGCCAGGGCGCGATCATGGATATCGACGAGACCGCAGCAGTCGTGGCGTGATGGGCAGGCGGCCATGCGTACGGTCTATTCAACTCCCGCGCGGCCAGACCCGCTGGCCGCTGCTGAGCGCGCAAAAATGCGCCAGCAGCGGCCACGCGACCTGTGCAGCAAATCGTTACGGCTCGCACTCCACCTGTCCGTGGCCGAGCACCAGGCGCTCCAGAAGCTGAATCCAGAGACGCTGGGCAGCGAGGACATGCTGGTGCGCTCTGGTGCCTGGGCTGACTTCATCGCCAGGCCAGAGTCCGCGCCGTACCGCGTCAATCAAGTGTGAGGGCCGAGCAATGCGCAGATTGATCCAGGGCGGCACCAGCTTCAGCCGCATATTCCAGGTGGGTGAGCCAATCGCCTACCTGACCCGCGACGCGGCGGACGTAATCAATCCGACGCCTTCGCCGGCGGCTGCAGCACCGGAGCCGACGCCAACGCCAGTGGCCGTGGCGCGCAAGGTGCGCAAGATGCTCGGGGGTAAGCCATGAACTATGGCGATCTTAAAACTCGCATCACCGGCATCCTGCACCGGCCTGACCTGGTGCCTAAGTACGATGACTTTGCGCTCGATGCGACCGAGCGCGTCAATGCCCGATTCGGCACGGCCTTCCCGACGCTGCTGCTGGACACCGATACAAACGCGGTACTGGAGGCACCTATCCCGCTGCCAGGTGAGCCAGCGCAGCCGACGGCTGGCCAGCTCTATGTGTGCGGCATGCTGGAGGCCGCTTATCTGTTCCTGAACGATGGCGAAAACGCCATGACATACAGCCAGCGCTTTGATGCTGCCGCTAACCAGGTGTCTATGGCGGGCAAGATCCCCGAGCTGGACCCCTACACCGTGGGCGGCTTGCCGCCTGCCATTGTGAGGAGCTGCTGACATGTCTCTCGAAGTGTTCACGGGCTGGATCAAGGATCTGGTGGAGTCAAACCCTACGGGGTTAGATCCCAAAAGCGAAGGCGACAATCATCTGCGCGGCATAAAGGAAACGCTCAAAGCGACCTTTGCCGGTTTCACGCTGGGTGAGCCGATTGTCATTGATGAGGATGAGCTGAATAGTGTTGTCGACCGCGTGTTGCGCGCTGGCGATGATATGACTGGCCCGTTGTCTGTTACTGCTGCCGTTGCATCGTTGCTCGTTGCTGATGCCCTGCTGCGTTTGCACGCCACGGCTGGTGCGTCGTTTATTGGTTTCGATACTGATGTGCCAGACGCTGCAGCGATGTTGTTGTTTAACGGCGCTCAGTTTCAATTCAAAGCCGACGGCGGCGTGG